CCATCGCCTTGTCCAGCTTGTCAACGGCAATGTCCAGCGAAGCCGCCGCCCCGACCAACTGTTTGTGGTACTTGTCCGGGGCGTTGATGCGCTCCCACTCTGCCGCCGCATCCGCTTCCCACATTGCGTCTACGTCCTGCGTCATAGGCATCCTTGCTACCATCGAAATCATTCAACAGACCTCCTTCATCTGTGCCGTGGGACGATCACCCGTCCGGCACTCTTTCTCAACAGTTCTTTCTTTCCGGCAGGAACAACGGTGCGGCTGTCCTCCCACTCCTGCACCGCCCATTCCGGGGCGGTTAATGGGTTCTCGGTGTGGGGGGTGCATTGCCGCAGGTACTTTCTTGCGGTAGGTAGGGAACAACCGTACCTTTCACGCATCCCCCTGACCGTCATCAGCCGTTCCATTACTGTTCCTCCCAATCTTCAACCAGAGCATCCACAGTAGTTCCTAATACCGCCGCAAGCCGCTTCAGCCGTGCCGGACGGGGACGGGTGATGCCCTTTTCCCATTGCCCGATAGCACCGTTCGTGACACCCAGCTTTGCGGCAAGATCAACCTGCGTGATCCCGGCTACCAGCCGTGCTTTCTTGATGGCGTTCAGCATTTGTCCACCTCCTTTTAATAGTCAATCTACCGTAGCAACCCTATTATAGCGGTACTATTACGAAAAGTCAATAGTAATTCTACGGGAATTGTTGAGTTTTTATAGTTTTTCTATTAAAATGTAATCGGAGGTGATCTCTGTGTTAGCAGACAAAATCAAGATGCTTCGCAAATCACAGGGATTGAATCAGACCGAATTTGCGAAGCGGCTATTCGTTACGCAAGGTGCGGTGTACCAATGGGAAACAGGACGGACAACCCCTGACACGGCGAGGTTGCTTGCGATGGCAAAGGAATTTTCCGTCCCACTCGACTATTTTTCAGATGACAAGCCCGACATAACGGAAACCGAACTAATCAAACAGCATTTATTGATCGAACTTGGCGCAGACAAGCCGAAAACAGACGAAGCAAGAATCCTCGCCGCAGGCGTGGACAGGTTACCGAAAGCGCAACGGGAACAAGCCTTGGATGTTGTCAAAGCCATGTTCCGGGAACATTCGGATTATTTCAAAGGATGATCTAATGCCACGGCAGAAAAAACCAAAAAAGCGGTCTGACGGGCGGTATCGGGTAAGGTATCACGGCGTTGAGTTCTATTCCACCGACCCGGATGATGTGCTTGAAAAACGGGAAGAATACAAACGAAACGAACGGGCTGGAATCGTATCACGCCAGACCGTAGCTGATTATGCCCTTCCTTGGCTGAAGCGGTCTTTCCCCTCGGTTGCTGATAGCACATACACCGGGCTTGCAATCCATCTACAACACCTGATTGATGAGATCGGCAACAAGCGGATTGAAACCGTGGTGCCATCGGACATAAAGGCGGTGTATGCCGCTCAATACGGGAAATGCTCCAATTCTTATTTGAAATCAGCAAAACAGCTTTTTTCTGCGCTGTTTGATTCCGCTGTGGCTGATGGTCTGATCCGTTCCAACCCGGCACGGGATAAAACGGCAAAGCCGCACAAAGGGAGCGCACCGAAAACCAGACCGATCACGGCGCAGGAACGTGAATGGATAGAAACCCTTTGCACGGATCATCGCTGTCATCCTGCGGTCATGGCGATGCTTTACGCTGGATTGCAACCACCAGAAGCAAAGGGCTTGAAAATTGACCGGGATGTTGACTTTGACAATGATGTCATCAATCTGCATGAATTTGCCCACAACAACGGGCAGAAATACGCCTTTTCCGGCACGGGAAAGACGGATAAAGCAATTCGGACGATACCGCTGTTCCCACCGTTAAAACGGGCTTTATTCGGCAAATCCGGGTATCTGATCACCTCGGCGCACGGCGAGAAGGTCACGCACACCACTTGGCGTGTAGCATGGAACAGCTATAAGACCCACATGGAAACGGCAATCAACGGGATTGACAAGCGTTGGTACGGAAGAACAAAGGAACAGAAACGGTTGGCAGAAGAGGGAAAACTGCCGCCGTGGAAGAATTTCGATATTGTACCCTATGACTTGCGCCATTCGTTCTGTGTGATGTGCCGGGATGCCCAGCCGCAAGTTGATATAAATACCTGCCGCCGCTGGATGGGTCACGCTGATGCAAAGATGATTCTCAAGGTGTATGATTCCGTGTCAGAAGATCGCTCGGAACAGGAGCGCAAAAAGGTGGAAAATTGGCTGATTCGGGGTCAAAATGGGGGTCAGATCGAAAACGAAACGCCTGTGATGCTTGAAAAATAAAGCATCGGAAAGCGTATAATAGTTCGCTTCATACCCGGAGTGTCATAGGTTCGAGTCCTATTTGAGCCACAGCGCAAAGCCCCGTAACTACAACGGTTACGGGGTTTCTGCTTTCTTGTCGACAATGGGAAAAAACAGAAAAAAAGACCCCCTTTCGGGGGTCAGCCGGGGGTCAGACCAGCTTCGTCATCACGGCATCGTACAACCTCGGCTGGATGATCCTGATGGTGTCCATCAATTCATCCAATACAGGCAGGATTTCTGCCTGATCTCTGCCATCAATCGCCCTTGCAAACTCACTTTCGCTGTCAATTTCAATCGTGTTCCGAACGGGTGCAGGAGTGTAGGAATACTGTTCAGCGTGCTTTTCTTCCCCGAACATTTCCCTTTGAATGGTATAAAACGCCGCAAGCATGATGCAGGTCTTGGCATCCGGGTTCTTCTTGCCTTGACATTCGGCGATAGCCGCATCAAGGTCATTTTTCGTGATCACGGCTATCGCCCCTTCCGTCACATACGGTCAACAATGCGCTGGATGTCCTGCCGGGTTTTCATTCCAATACCTCCATCTGTTCACGGTATTGATCCTCCACGCTTTCAACGTACCTTTCAAAGTCATCAATTTTGCCTGCACGCTTGTACTTTGAGAGCATGAACAAGGCAACATCACGGGTCATTCCGCAATCGATCAACCGTGCAATCAGCCTATTCATTCAACCGCCCTCCTTTGCTTGAATTATGGCAAACAAAAAGCCTGTCTGCGAGGTCGCAAACAGGCATCTTTCCGGTAGCTTTGGGGTATAAAAAAGACCGCTTTATGTCAATAGGCAAAATAAAAAATCCCCGGAGATCATCCGGGGATGTGCTTGTAGATAATGTCCTCGCATCGGTGAAACTCTTTCCGTGCCTGTTTCGGTGACATCTTGCAGATTTCGGCAACCTTTTCAAAGGAGTAGCCCTTGAACAATTTCAGTTTGAGGAGCATTCGATTCCTCTCGCTGTTGTCACCATTGATCCACTCATAGATCGCCTTTTCTATGTCACTTCGGCAATACTTGTCTGTAAGGCTCTCATTTTTCATTTTGTCCTTATTCTTCCTGTGCCGTGGCACATATTGCACTTTTTATACCCGGAATTACCGCCCGTTTTCCGGGTTCTGCGCTTAATGGTGATTGTCTGCTTCGCCTTCGCCATAGATCGTCATCTCCCCCGTACCGTTGAAAATGTTGTTGCCGTTGGCGGTTTCGCCTTCCTGCTCAATGGAAATGACCTCATCGGCAAACTGGCTTTCATAGACCAGCCAGCCGATATTGCTCCCCACAAGGCAAACAATCAGAACAAGAATGACAATCCAGAGCCGTTTGTTGGCTCTCTCCATCCGCACCATTTCGCCCTCATGAGCAAAATATGGGATCTGTGCAACCTGTTCATTTTCCATTAAAAAGCCCTCCGGTTTTTCTTTTATTATATCACGGAAAGCCTTATTTTTCAATGGTTTCAGCATGATCAGGCGCTTGTTCTTTCAGTTCTCCGATATGCGGAATCGGAAGGTCAATTTCGTCATAATTGCCGACATTGGCGGCATCAATCAGACCTTCGCCGATGATGTACGCCACAACTGCCGCACCAGCCATGATGAGGGCGGTCACCTGCACGGCGGTTTCCTGTGTGCCGCCGAAGGCGATAATCAGCCCGGTCACAAACTGCGCCAGAGCCGCCCAGAACTTGCGAGAAGTGAGTTTCCGTTTCCAATCAATACCCATTTTCATTCTCCTTTCAGCGTTCGATGAGATATTCTTGCAGTTCGGTCAATGCGTTTTGTAGCTTGTCCTTTGAGTTCCCGTTGATTTCGTGCGACAGCAGGGCTATCAACGCACGGCATTGCGCCTTGTTCCCGGCTTCAAGGCTTTCAATGCGCTTGTTGTCATTTCCAAGTTTCCGGTCAACCTCGGTTCGCCATTCAACTTCAGACATTCCCGGCTTTCTCCATTCTTTGATTGTTTTGACAACGTTGCCGACAAGGACGATGAAGGCGAGGATTGCCACAAGCACGATGACGAAATCCTTAATCTGCGGAAGTGTAAGTTCCCCCAACTTATTTCACCTCCTTTGCCACCGCACCCGGATATTGCGCCACCAGCGCATCCGCTTGCGTTTTCGTGACATTCGGGATTGTCACCGTGTAATAAGTGACCTTCGCCGGGGATGATGTCAGCATTGCCCATGTTTTCTTGCCGACAACGCCGTCCTCCGTCAAGCCCCAATCACGCTGGAACTGCTTCACGGCTTTTTCGGTCTGTGCGCCGAAATCACCATCAGCACCCCATTTGCCGAGGTCATAGCCCCGTTCCAGCAGGAGCGTTTGCAAACGCTTCACAGAATCGCCTTTATCGCCCTTGCGGAGCGTTAGATAGGTCTGCGTGTCCTGTTTGTCAGCCGCAGGCTCGGACGGGGCAGAAGGGGAATTTTCGCCGGGTTTTTCGGCATCCATTTCAGCCTTGAAACAGGCGGCAACCGCCCAATGTGTCCAGCGGTTCTTTTTCATGGTGCTGAAATGCTGAACCCCGTTGGAACACTCGCACGTTTCGCCGTTGAAGTAAAACCCGGTGTGGCTCATCGTGTCACCTTTCTTGATGAACAGGTTGACCAACACGCCCTGTGGGATTCCGTCTTTGACTTCGCCCTTCCTGCACCAATTCGCCGCCGTGTTCCATTGCGATGTAGCACCTTCCCCGGCGAGGTCGAAGCCGAACTGTTTCAGCACCCAATCGGTGAACCCCCGGCAATCAAAGCACCTTGTCCGTTCCTTGTCTGGATACCACTTGCACCCGGAACAACTGCCCCCGTCAAACGCTTTGCAGGCGGTCTTGATGGTGGTATGGCTCGGATTGTACGAAAGCCTTTTCTTGCGCTCGGAAACGGTACATTCCGCACCCCATGCGCCGAACACATACGCCCAGCCGACACAGGCGAGGGCGGTATTCCAACAGGCTTCTGACAGGGGCATAAACCCGTTCGCAACGCTCTCCCGGTAAATGTCAAGCAGTTCGTCAACCGCTTTTGCTGTGTTCACTTGTCATCCCTCCCCATCACTAATCAATGCGGTGAGTAACACGCCAGCCACCAAACCGCCGATGAACGCCGCTACTGCGATATACCACGGTATCATCCGCTCACTTCCTTTCTGTACTATCGGTTTCTTTTGCGAATTAAAGTTCTTGCAGAATAGCCGCACCGATCCTGTGACCGATCATTGCCCGTCCTGCCGGGGCAGGATGTGTACCGTCTGATATTGTAAAGTAATTCATCCTGTTAAACTCATTGATCCCGGCGTTTTTCAGATTATCCACATACGCCACATGGCACTCGTCACATACTTCTTTGATGGCATCGCAGAAGTCCTTGAGTTTTTTGCCATCGATCTCATGGGTGTCGCAATCATCTGTCACAACTCCACCAGATGTCCAGAACCGATAGATCGGAGAAGCGCAGATGATCTTCAGATTCGGATATGCCGTGAGCAATGTCTTGATGCAGTACCGGATCGCACCCATGAAGTACTCGGTGTCATACTTGTCAGACGGATTATCGAGCGGAGTTGCCGAAGCGAAGTCATTTGTTCCGCAAGCAAAGGAAACAAAGTCAACCTTTGAAAAGTCAATCTGTTTCAATGCCGCAAGCTGTGCCGCTTGGTTCTCATATCCTGTCACGCCGATAATTGTGTTCGGCGTTGTCCAATCGTCTGTGGTGAGTGCCTTGATCAGTTCGTGCATGGCAAACGCATTGGTGTACTGATTCGCATCGTCCGCATACGCCCACCGTGCGGAAGAATATCCTTGATTGATAACATTCATTCCGGTATCAGCCGCAATCGTTCCGGTATAATCCATAAATGTAATACTGTCACCGAAGCACACAAGCGTTTTGCCGTCATACTTCGATTTTGCCACTTTCGGCTTGATCCACGGAACAACAACACCATACGATTCATACCCAGCCGGGTAGTTTGCTTCTTCAGCAATGATGTATTCGTCTTTCTCTGCAACAGGCGTACCGCAGATAACAACGAAAGCCGCATTGTTCGGCGTTGTAAACGTGTATGTGTTGTTCAGATTCGCACCGGAAATATAAACTTTGTCTTTGTCATATACCGCATAGCGGTTCGCAAGGCTTACCTTGTACGTTGTAGACGGCTTTACCGGAATATATGTCGATCTGAAATACGAAGCATTGCTTGTAAACTGACCGGATGAATGGTCAACGTACTGCCCGTCAACTGCCGTATATTTGTTGAACATATTGACGAAGGTTGCCCCGTAATTGTTCAACGTTTCGGCATCAACATCAGCAGGTGCTTTCAGCCAAGGGTAAGATACCTTGTACTGTTCATAATCCGATGCTCCTCTCCATGCTCCCTTGTACATGACAAGTTCACCGATGGAAGATGTGGATTTGTCAATCCTCGCATACTTCGCATTTGACGGGGAATCACCGTTGATGTTTGCACTTGCACCGGAAATGTATGTTTTATCTGCCGTGTACCACGCATAGTGACTGCTGTTTGCTTGATACCTTGTACTTGCTTCAACCTCAATGAAGTCACTCGATGTATATGACGAATTTGATTTCAGCGAACCGTCCGTATAGTCAACATACTTTCCGGTGGTGACCGTGTAAGGGTTGAACAGATTCCGTACAATCTGACTCCCGGCAATGTTTGTACCCGGCAAGTCTGAAATCTGGTCAACGCTTGCCGCAAGGCTTGCATCAAGTTTTGCCTTTGTGATGCTTCCGTCCTGTACTGTTGTTGTTGCTTCCGGGTGATCATCAAGCCAAGCATCTACTGCTTCTCCGATGTCCTCCGGGTCTACGGTTGCTTCGATAAACTCCCACTCCGTCACTTTTCCGTCAGCAACGGTTTTCGGAGAAAGTGCCTTGCCAACATCCGAAGCGGATGCGGTCTGCATAGGAGTTATTGCTTCCGTTAATTCCCCAATAGCCCCGGTGATCACCTTGTTCTGCACGGGGTTTGTTGAGGAGTTGGACAGTTCATCATCAACCGTGACAGAACCGCCGCCACCCGATCCGTCCATCACATCGAAAGTGTGATCACCTTCCGCATCCGTGATTGTCACCCTGTGACCGCCTGTGATCGTTGTGACCGTGACGGTGGGAGAGAATCCGTCCTGTCCGTCCTGTCCGTCCTGCCCCGGCGCACCATCCTGCCCGTCAACACCGTCCATGACATCAAAAGTATGATCGCCCTCCACATCGGTGATCGTGATCCGATGACCCCCCG